TGGCTTGTGGGCGACGATTACAAAAAATTGCCCAAGATGCAGGCCAAATACATGTTTGGACACTTTGAGTTACCACACTTTAAAATGAATGCCATGGTAGAAATGCCTGACCACGGTGAAGTCAAGGTAGAATCATTTGGCGGCATTGAGTCAGTGTACTCGGGTCACTTTCACTTGAGACAAAGCAAGCGTAACATCAACTACATTGGCAACTGCTTTCCACACAACTTTGCTGATGCCGGCGACGAAGCTCGTGGCATGATGATCTTAGAGTGGGGTCGACCTGAACGCTATATGGCTTGGCCGGATCAACCACTCTATCGTGTGATGAAGTTGAGTGAGGCCATTGACAACAGTGTAAATATACTCCGTCCCAACATGCATGTACGTGTAGAACTGGACATTGATATTTCATACGAAGAGGCCAACTTTATCAAAGAAACATTTGTACGAGATCATAATCTAAGAGAAATGGCTTTGATCCCTTCAAAGCGAACCGACATAGACATTGACTTGGCACCGGGCGAAGTACGATTTGAAAGTGTGGACCAAATTGTGACCGACCAGCTGACCAATATCGAAAGTGAATTTTACGATCCCAAACTTCTGTTGAAGATCTATCAAAACCTATGAAACTGTACTTCAACGGATGTAGTCATACATATGGCGATGATTTATCTAATCGCGATGCCGACTCGTGGCCAGCGGTATTGTCAGCAGTTAAAGGATGTACTTTTTTGAATGATAGCATTTCGGGTGGATCCAATGACCGCATCGTATACCGAACTTTGAAACATGCTGAGGAATTTGACAAATTTTACATTGCTTGGACCTACACTAGCCGATTTACTCGATATAGAGCCGATAATAATTTTGAGATCAACTTTAATAGTCAATTAAAAAATTCTTTGTATGGCAATGATACAGATTTTAAAACCTATGGAAAACTGCACTATGCTGTTTGGCATAACGAACTTTATGCCTTTAAACTTTGGTTACAACAGATAATATTATTACAAAGATTTTTTGAGTCTATCAAGAAACCATATCTAATGATCAATGCCGCTAACAACTTAATAGATCGGTGGACTGTTGGTTGGAGAGATTTCAATAATAGTGTAAACTCACTACTGTGCTTTGATCAAATGAATGACGAACAACTATACAACGAACATCTTGAGATACAAAAACTAGTGTCTCAAATTGATTTCAATCACTATGTTGACTGGAATTCCTGGTGGATCACCAAGCCCAAGGCAGATTATCCTTGCGGTGCTACAGGGCACCTACTCGAACAGGGACATAGGGCCATAGCCGACTTTATATTGACTCATGATACGAATTAAAAATCTAACTGTTAAAAACTTTATGAGTGTGGGCAATACCACACAGGCCATTGACTTTGATCGTACAGATCTCACGCTGGTCCTGGGCGAAAACTTGGATCTAGGCGGCGACGGTAGTCGTAATGGCACAGGCAAGACCACGATCATCAATGCACTCAGCTATGCCTTGTACGGGCAGGCTTTGAGCAACATCAGAAAAGACAACTTGGTCAACAAGACCAACGGCAAAGGCATGATGGTCAGTCTGGAGTTCGCTTCGGGCGCACAAGACTTCAAGATTGAGCGTGGTCGCAAGCCTAATGTGTTGAAATTTTATGTGAACAACGAAGAAAAAGTCATCACTGACGAAGCGCAGGGTGACAGCAGAGAAACACAAGATGCTATTGAGTCTACCTTGGGTCTAAGTCATGACATGTTCAAGCACATCATGGCACTCAATACCTATACAGAACCATTCTTGAGCCTAAAGGCCAATGACCAAAGAACTATTATTGAACAACTGTTGGGTATTACACAGCTGAGTGAACGTGCTGATCGTATCAAAGAGCTCAACAAAGAAACCAAGGATGCCATACAGCAGGAAGAGTTTCGTATTCGTGCTGTTCAAGAAGCTAATAAACGTATCGAAGAGCAAATTGAAGCCTTAAAACGTAGACAAACATTATGGGTCACTAAACATGACGAAGATATCAAAGAACTTGAGAAAGCCTTATCTGCGCTACAAGAAATTAACATCGAAGCGGAGATCCAGGCTCACAAAGATCACAAGGATTGGGATCAAAAGCGAAAGGACATCAACGAGTTATCCAGCCAGATCTCACGCACGAAATTGGATATCAGCCGTGAAGAAAAAATGGTTGCCAAATTGGCAAAAGAAATTGAGACGCTCCAAGCCCATGAGTGTCATACATGTGGTCAGGCCTTCCACGATAGTAAGCACCAACAGGTGTTGGCGGGTAAGCAGAGTGATTTGGAAGCGGCGCGAGCGAGCTGCGCAGAGCATGGCACCTTCTTATCAGAACTGGAGACTGCCCACGAAGCCCTGGGCTCGTTAGGTCGACCACCCAAGATGTTTTACGACAAGGAGTCGGATGCTATACAACATCAAGCTACAGTGACCAATCTGGAACAGCAAATTGCCAGCAAGGCATCAGAGACTGATCCTTATACCGAACAAATCGACGAAATGAATGCTCAGGCCTTACAAGAGGTCACCTATGACACACTTAACGAACTTACCCGACTACAAGAACACCAAGATTTCTTGCTCAAGTTGCTGACCAGCAAGGATAGCTTTATTCGTAAGAAGATCATTGAACAGAATCTCAGCTATCTCAATACTAGACTGACACATTACCTGGATCGAGTGGGCTTGCCACACACTGTGGTATTCCAAAACGATCTTACTGTATCAATTGAAGAGCTGGGCCGTGAACTGGACTTTGATAATTTGAGTCGTGGTGAACGAAACAGGTTGATTCTTAGCATGAGCTGGGCCTTCCGTGATGTGTTTGAGAGTTTGTATCAGCCCATCAACTTGCTATTCATTGACGAGATGATCGACAATGGTCTTGATACCGCAGGCGTGGAGTCGGCCCTGGCCCTGTTAAAACACATGAGTCGCGAGCGTCACAAGAGCATTTGGTTGGTCAGTCATAGAGACGAACTGACCGGACGTGTAGAAAACATACTCAAGGTTATCAAAGAAAACGGCTTTACTTCTTACAATACGGATGTAGAAATTGCTTAACTATCGCACAGTCCATGTTGAACTTAGTAGCAAGTGTGTATTAAAATGTCCGCGATGTCCGCGAACTGAATTGAATTTAGATCATTTAAATCAGGAATTAACATTAGCTGATTTTCAATCAGGGTTTCCTATAGAAGTGTTGAAACAAATTGAACATTTTATATTTTGTGGCGATATTGGAGATCCTATCTACGCCACAGAGTTTTTAGAAATCGTAGACTATATCAAACAAAATAGCCTAACTCGCATAAGAATTGTCACCAACGGTAGTTATAAAAAAGCCGATTGGTGGCAAAGGTTGGGCAACATGTTAAATTACAACGATCAAGTTACCTTTAGTATTGATGGGTGGGATGACAAATCTAACAATCAGTATCGAGTTAACAGCAATTTTGACAGTATTGTTCTTGGTATTAAAACGCTAAGAGCATCAAGCGATTGTACTATACAATGGTCGGCTATCTATTTTGCGTTTAATCAGGATAGCATTGATATCATGCGAAGCATGGCCAAATCATTAGGTTGCAACCGATTTAAAAAGGTCAAGAGTTCAAAATTTAATGGAAGATATTTGACTGACGGAATTGATTTATTAAAACCTGGCAACGAGTTGGTGGCCGACACTTTAATTTATGAAACTACAGTAGAAATATTGAATCCCAATAAGTACATGCCAATTGCTTCAATAGTTCCTGCTCAACCACACAGCTGGGCCAAATGCTTAAATTATGAAAAAGATTTATTTATTGGTATCGATGGCATAGTGCAACCGTGCCCGTGGTTTAATAATGGTTATCAAAATAACAATTTTATAAAAGAATATCGCGATCGACTGTCAATACATAATCGATCGTTTTTTGAAATTATTAACGATACTGAATTATGGCAAAAATTAGTGGATAGTTTTGATCACAATCCGTTAGAGATTTGTAAATTAAAGTGTAAAAATGATCAATAGTAAAATATTTTGTATGGTTCCGTGGTTTGAAGTGCATATCAATGCCGATGGGACCTATCATACCTGCGGAGCACAACCCAACCCAGGGCGAATGCCATTTGCCGCAGGCTTTATAGAAAAGCACAACGTTCATAACATGCGATTAGAGGATTGGATCAACGGAGAATATCAAAACCGTGTTAGATTGAGCAAGCTCAACGGAGTTCACGAGCCTAGATGTCAAATGTGTTATAACGAAGAAATTTCTGGTTCGTCTAGCAAGCGTGTCAAGGAAAATCTAAAAAGCAAAATAGATGACAATGCGTTTGAACTTACATATCGGGCTAGTCCAGATCTTGCACACTTTGAATTTTCAAGAGCTAACCAAGGCCTAACGGATATACTAAGGCCGGTCAGTTATCACCTAAGCCTAGGCAACGAGTGTAATTATGCTTGTAAAATGTGTGGCCCGTGGGCTAGCACTCAGCTAGCAGTAGAAGGATTAAAAAACGGAACTTATTCTGGTCCTGCTAAATTAAATTGGACCGAGGATGAATCAGCGTGGAATCATATCACTGATTATATTTGTGAAACAGAAAATTTACAATTTGTACACTTGATCGGCGGCGAGCCTTACATGAATCCTCGATTTGAAGAGCTGATTGATAAATTATTGGTTGCAGGCCGCACAGACATTTACTTGGGGTTTACTACCAATGGCAGTGTTGTGGATATTAATTTGATTGAAAAATTAAATGCTTTCAGGCATGTTGACATTGGCATTAGTATCGAGTGTATGGGCGTGTTAAACGACCATATACGTAAGGGCACCAAAACCGACAAAGTTTTAGACAACATTGATCTTTATTTAAAATATCGCAAAGAAAGCCATGTGTATGTTACTGTGCGACCTGTGCCTAGTGCGTTGAGCGTGCATACCTTATATGATCTATACCTGTGGTGTGTGGATCGTCGTGTTGACGTAATGACCAATATATTGGCACGTCCCGAACACCTGCAGATACGCCAACTTCCACAAGATGTCAAGAACCGCTTGTTGGCCAAGTATCAACAGTGGATGTTCAGTGGACCTGCTCCAGCCGACAGTAATCCTAGAGATCCAACTTGGTTTAAACAACATATTGATTCTGAAATACAAGTTGCTATGTATTGGCTACAGCAAGCAGCCGATCCCGAAAAAACAACAAAATTATACAATGTAATACAATCCTGGGGATGGTTTAACAACCCAGAAATATCAAAATATTTTGAAACAAGACTTTTATGATAACTACTAGTCCATGGTATGGCTGTACGAAAACACTCAAATTCAAGAACTACCCGAGGACTGCGTCGGCTTTGTTTATTTGATCACAAATAACTTAACCGGCCGGAAATACATTGGAAAAAAATTAGCAAAATTTAGTAAGACAACATACCGAGTGGTGAAATTAAAGAACGGCAACAAAAAACGTAAACGAATCAAAAGCAAAATAGATTCAGACTGGCAACTATACTATGGCAGCAACAATCAACTCAACCAAGACATCCAAGAGCTAGGCTCAGACAACTTCACAAGAGAAATATTATTTTATTGCCGATCAAAAGCGGAATGCAGTTACATCGAAGCTAGAGAACAATTTAATCATAGAGTACTAGAGTCAGACGACTACTATAATGGGCAAATTGTTTGCCGTATACACGGTAGTCACATCAAACACAAAATTTAGACAGGCAACTCAACCGACTCTGTGCTGGATGTTTGGTCCAGCCCCATCGAAGAACGGTGCAATACCCGGTCTAGAAAACTTTGGGCGTCAAAGGCAATTGCTAACTTAAGGCAACAAAGGATTTGAGCTCTGTAGAAAAAGATACAACTCATGCTTGTAGGACTTGGATTTGTTATCGGGTTACTAGGGTTCCGTTGATATGTGAAGCTAGAGTAGGGGGTACCGGTCAACCGCCTCCGTCGTGCAAACGAATCTCTTTATAACAAATGACTATGCTACTCGGATAATGTGTACCAGTCAATTCACCGTGCATACGGTGAATTGTGACCAATTAATCTGGATAATGCGAAAGACAAAAAGTTCTTGAGTGTAACGAAAAGAACTGATCTCGTTAGAGATCAAACAGCGTTCCAAATTCTTTCAGTTTATTGATATAATGTGATTGTCCACTTGAAATCATTGATCCCCAATCTTGATAGGCTGTTTCGTTGGCACTATCACTCACATACTTGTAGCAGTAGAATTTGATGCCCTTTCGTAAACAAATCTTTGCAATAGCATAGGCTTCCATGTCTACCAAATCTGCCGGTATTTCTAAATTAGGATCAGTGACAAAATTATCGCCGGTACTGCAAGTTAATCCTTCGGCCAGAGCAAGTACTACACCAGTTGATTCAAAGGGTGTTTCCCCAGGCCGCGCACCTAATTTAAAACACTGCATATCACGTTGAACAAATTTCCCTACTTGATGTAGACCGTGAGCAACAGTAATTCCTCCAGCAGTACCAAAGTTAAAAACTCGTGCAGGTTGATATCGTTCAATTGCCTCGGCTGCAACAGATGCTGCGTTAACCTTGCCAATTCCTGTAAAAACAACATTTTTACAATTCTTAAGTTGCGGTGCTTCTTCGGGCAAGGCTATAAAAATAATATCATTCATAGTCGACAATTGATTTTAACAGTATTGCATGGTCAGACAATCGTTGCTCACCTGGCAGGAATTTTAAATTGATTACTACAGCAGCCGACACTGCATCGACTAAAAAACTCTGTCGTATCAACTGATTCACAGCTAAAATAGTACCACCGGTGGCTAATAAATCGTCAATGATTAGCGGACGGGGGCCTAAATTGGCGGTGGCTTGCAGTTCTATAATATCCTGGCTGTATTCAGTATTGTAGTTATAGCTGTAGCATAAACCGGGTAGTTTGCCTTTCTTTCTAGCAAGGACCACCGGAGTATACGATTGCACACCAACTGCGCCGGCAAATAAAAACCCACGACTATCAACAGCAACAATACTGGTAATGTCATGGTCGGCAACACATTTAACTAGTTGCCCAACACAATACCCAAACACCTGCGGGTTATTGATAATCCCGCCGATGTCTAAGAAGTCAACGCCGGGTTTGGGCCAGTTTGGCAATACAGGAATATGGTCTTTTAGATTCATTTTAGAAAAACGGTAAACCTGACTTTTTAGTTGTTTCTAGGTTT